CTTTTGAGCATCTTCCTGCATCTTAAGATTGTGCTCTTGAGTCTTCATGGCAAGTTGAACAGCCTGGCTACGCTCTGCTAGCATAGCTGCACGTTCTTTTTCTTGCGCTTGTAGAGCAATTTTCTGTTGCTCTAGTTGACCCTTCATTTCCATTTCCTGCAACTTGGGATCAGGTGGTGGCTGCATCTGACCAGTTTGCTGGATTTGTTGGTTGAACAGTCGTTCGTAGTTCGGCTGTTCTTGTGCTTCTAGAACTCTACGAATTACTTCAACAGGATCTAAGATACCTGTAGGTAATAGTTCTAGTAAGCCTTGAGCTTTCATAAGTTTCTCAGTACCAGTAGGTGTGCTGGGATCAGCAGCGGGGCAAACGTCATATGACTCTTTGTCAAAGTCGTCTGGACCTACTTCGGTATCAATTACGGCAGCATATTTGTTTGGATCTAGATAAACTCTATTTAGATCATAAATCTTTTTGAATTCACTGCGCAGGGCACGGTATACTCGTTTATACACCGCTGTAAATACTTTCATGCCCTGTTCAATTGTAGCCATTGTGGTAGTAGCTGGGGTGTTTTGCCCAGGCATCTTACCAACGAAGATTTCTGCAACTGAAGCAAGCTCCTTGCCAGAGGTAATTAAAGACCCCATAAGCTGAAATAGAACGTTTGAAGGTTCTTTGGCAGGGAGAGGTACGATCTGCTTACGAAGATCGTCAGCGGTGCTGTTAACAGGCTTCCACTCGCCAGGTTGCCAGCGAGATTCACCCATTTTAAGCTTCAAGCCTTTACCAAGGAAACCACCTTGTAGGTTACTTAGTGTGCCTGCGTCAATTAACTGGTTAATTAGAGTGTTTACCGACTCATTAAGTGGACCAAGAAGGAGACCAAAACCAACATCATAAAAGCCGCCATCAGGATTAGGGATGAATCCAAATTTCGTGTAATACTGAATCGGTTCAATACGTTGGAGATCGCCGTCTTCATTTGTGTAAATCGTGTCTTCGTCAAATCGTGCAACGATACGTAAGACTTTTCCAGACGTTCTTTCAAACGTGACAACATAAGGTTCAGCATATCCATCCTCGTCTAAATCAAGATAGGTGTGTTGCTCAATAATCTGATAAGGTGTGGCCTCATCTTGAGCAACGGCTTGTGTCATTTGAGTTGGATCTGGAATAGGATCACCTAGCTCTACGTCTAGGTAGGTCTTACTCATCATCTTTTCTTTAACCAACCGCTTTGATAGCGGAATGATTTCAGAAACACGCTCTGCTGATTCTAGTGATTTAGCCCAATAGTTGACTACTAAGTTTTCAGGTAAAACCAGTTCAGATACGTTTTGCTTGATTACAGGGTTGTAATAAGTCTTCTTAAACACAGTGCCAATGATGGGAAGCATCATCAGAAGCTTGTCCATGTCCTCTTCCCAGCAGTGCATTTCATAAAGCACTTGGTAAGACATGAACATGCCAATCCGCTTGGCACGCTCCAGCTTTGTTCCATCACGATCTTTACCGATAACATTGACTTTTACAACGTCGCCGTTAGACGGAATCAGTGAAGGATAAGCTCTAGCATTAAATTGCATAGCTGCTGTAGAAAGTAGTGGGTACTTTACGTTAGCAGCTTTAGGCCAAGGCCAGCTCTTTTCTTCACGAACTTGAAGAGCTAGCTTGGTCCAATCTTTTAGGTTGTTTTCCCACTCAGATCGAGTGGAGAGGTCATATTCAAAGCCTTTAGCACAATCAGAGCCGATCTGTGTAAGCTTCTGCTCGTCAATTGTTTCTGCAATATTCTTAGATTCTACAAGTTGTCGTAGATTAATATCCGCAGGTTGTGCTTCGCCCTCGTTCCCCAACATTTCGTTCATATTCATCATTATAAAGCTCGTCCTCTTCCTCTTGTTTAGTAGGGGCTTCAATCATTGTGTCTAGTAACATACCCAAATAGGCAAAAGCATCTACTTGGTCATCATGTTTTGAGCGAGGAAACGTACAAAGTTCGTCCTCAAATTCCTGATACCAGTCACCAGCCTTGTTAAATTTAACCCCAAGAGCACGAACTCGTGCTTGAATTGACCTTGCTCGGGAAATCTTGTCCTTACCGCCGTGTTTTAGCTTGACTAGGTTAGGGAAAATCCCTGTTTTAACCATTTCTTCACGTAGGAAAGGTCCGATTGCCTTGGAAACCTGCATTTCTTCAATACCAAACGCTTCCGGCTTGTAAAGATTCTCAAGAGTAAGGATCATATCCACAATTTCTCTACCATCAAGTCGGTCACGAATGACTTCTTTGATGTGTAGCATACGATTTTCATCCATGCCACCAACAACAAACACGCTATAGTCAGCATGTTCATCTTGAGAAATAGCCAAGTCTGCTGTGATGTAGAAGTTTAGCTTACGCTTTTTATCTTCTTCTGTCATATGGACAAAATCACGACGCTTGAAGAAAGCCACAGACTCGTCAATAGGGATATTCAAGTATTCCATTGAGTAAACATCTGGAATACCTTGCTCTAAATACTCTTGGCGCTTATCCAAGAAGTAATCTTTGTTGTATCGTTGAGGCCATAGGATTTGTTTAAAATCATCCGTATGGGCTCTGTACTTAACAGAGATCCAGCTACTACGTTTAGTGCTGTAAGTTTTTAGTGGTGTTACTATAGTACCCTTGTGGTGAGGCTTAGGCATAATAGACTCTAACATGGAGTCTGTATGTAGGATCGTACCTACATATCGAATAATACCGTTAACCGATTTACAAGGTAGTAAAGCACCATAAAACCAACGCCTAAACTTCTCTCTGCGCTCTTTGTTCATAACGATTTCGTCGTTTTCCAAGTCATCACAGACGATCAAATCAGGACGCTTGTTATTCCACTTTAGACCGCGCAGTTTTTGTTCAGCGCCTTTAGCTTGGATACGAAACATGTGTCCGTCTTCACAAACTACAATGATATCGTCTTCAGTATCTTTTACAAACTCTTTAACTTTAAACAAACTACGAATCTGTTCGTTTTCAGCAAGTGTCTGCTTGATATCGTTAAGGAACTGAGAAGCCTGAGATACAGTATCTGAGACAATTAGTACATAACTACGTTCACGAAAAAGCACCGCAGCCAAAGTATATGAATACGTCAGTGCAGTGCTTTTAGCATGGTTACGTGGAGCTGAGATAGCTACTTGAGGGTGTTTTTCACAAAACAAAGACCACCACTCATAATGACATTCTGGCGAGTCAGACGCTGCATCAAAGTTCTTTTGCAGCATAGACTGCGAGAAGCCTAAGATCACGTCTGGAGTTAAGATCATTTTGAAGCTACTTGTTGAATCTTTTCGACAGTACGCAGAGTACCTAGACCCAGCATACCAATAAGAATTGGAAGCATTTCAGTAAGATCAGCAGGAGACATTTCAATGGGATATCCTGCAACCTTGGCAATAAACAAACCGATAGGTAAACCCATCCAGTTCCAAGCACAAGCTAAACCACAAGCCCAGCCAATGAAAGGACGCCAACCAGATACAAAGATATTTGGATTCTTGGCTTCTTCTTGGTTGGTGGCTAGCTGACCATGAATAATGGTAAGAGCAGCAGCCATTTGTGCTTTGTCTTGCTCAGTCTTGTTTGGGAAGAATCGGTCGATAAGACCGGAGGCTAGGTCTGCAACAGCGCCTAGGCCAGTAACATCAATTGCCATAATTCCAGTCTCCTGTAAGCATTTGCTTTGCTAGGCGAGCAGCACGCTTAGGTGTTTGCTTTGCCCACTTGGATTGAAGCATTGCCGTAGCAGCTTCAGTGTAGCGACCTTCTCTAACAAGGGCTAGGGTGTTCTTAAACTTAAGAAAACCAGTCACACCCATTTGAAAACTCATGTTAAGTAGAACACCTTGCCGAGCTTCATCAAGCTCCAGGAACCAAGGAATTTCTTTAGCAAGTTTTTCAATTCGATCTTCTAGATCGTTGTTAAAAAGGTATTGAATTTCATCAGGGCGTAGGCCAGAACCAGGGACACTAGGATCTACTAAACGACCAATACCAATGGTCCAGAGACCTAGAGAGTCTTTGTAAATCTGTGGTTCAACGCCTTCGTCAATCGTTAGCTGTTTTGCTAAGTTCTCTTTCAGCACCTGGATACTCCACATGAAGTTCGGTGAGGTCAAATGGATTGACCCAATGACGAGCAAACCAGCGAGCTAGGTCTTGTCTGCGACCACCGCTGTTTGCAAGTCTGTTTAATCGTTCAGTAACAGTACGCTCTTGAGCAATATCCAAGAATAGAAAGTTAGCTATGGTCCAGTTGAACAGCACGTCAACAACGTAAAATACAGCAACAACTGGAAGGCAGAGAGCTTTACTTAGTTTGGATAGCCTGTTCTTTTTATAGGCATTAACAACGTTGATAGCTGCTAGGTAAAAGACAAAGAAAGCGTAAACAATTACAGGAATGTAAAAATAATTCATTTTCCTGATTTACTCTTTTGACTCTTCATTGAACCGTTCGAATTCCGCGAAAAGCTCCTGTTGCTCGCTTGGCTGGTCACTCTCAGATTCTTCGTCGAATTCGTCCCACCCTTGCTCAGAGGCTTCTTGTGATCCACGTCCTTCCCATCCCCCTTCGATACCTTCCCCGCTTTCTCCATCGTGGAGCGAGCTGAGTTCCGTTCTGAGCGATTCTCGATCTGCTCGTCCCGGCTGTGGTACTTCTTGTACTCCGTCTTGTAGTCCCGTTTTCCGTTCTTCATGTAGGGCATTGGGAATAACCTCAACTGTTCTTTTTGTGTTAAATTTAGCAAATTCTTGTGCAAGCATTGCAA